AGAAACTCAAAGAGGTAGCTGAGTTCATTCACAATCACCCCGGCAGCACCCGCCGAATGGTTCAGGATGGGGTTGCAGGTTCCAAGGAGTCTATTGGCAACATCATTGGCGATTTGGTGGCAGGTGGTTGGATTGAAAACAGAGGCAATGACAGGTCATTTGTTCTTTATCTTTCAGAGATCGGTAAAGATCATTTCAGCTTTGTTGATGCCAAAATCTCTTACTTGGGGGCAAACTAGGTGTTCGTTCCGTTCCTTTTGTGTTCCTTTTTCAAAAAGGGAACACAGGCAGAAATGAGCGTGATCGGTGTTCGTTCCGTTCCGTATATGTATATATACGGAAAGAGGAACACCATCATTATCGGTACAGGAACGAACAATTGAGCCAATATCTATTTTCTGCCATTGATTGCCGTACTTGTGGAAATCTCATTTGGCTTGGATACAGCTCAACAGGGGTGCCAACCAAACTTGACCCGACCCCACTCAACTTGTTGGCAGAGATCACCGCCAAGGTTTTAGGGTTGCGAACCTACCAAATCCACCGGCTAGGGCGAACCTTTGAGGCAACGCCAAGGGTCGGGGCAAGGATGTGGGCAAAGAACCCAATTGTGCTTGCCGAGCATCAATGCCGTGACTTTGGGCTATTTGCCCAAGAGATGCCCGATTACTTTGACAATGGTGGATTTCCACCCAAATCAGCTACTTCAACCGATGGGATACCGTTCTAGTGGAAACCGAGCAACTAACCTGCAACATCTGCCTTCGACCATCTCGCAATGATGGTGCCTGCTTCACCTGCCGATTCAACTTACAAAGTCAATTGATCGAATTGCCTGAGTTGCAGTATGAGGCGGGAATGTATCTGACACCGGGCAGGTCAGGGTCAGGCTCCCCTTCAACAGAGCGTTCAATTGGAATCAATGTGAACGCCTTGGATTTCTCAATGGCAACTGAGTTAATCGCCATCCTTCACGGTTGGGAACAGATCATTAGATCAGAGCGCAAACTAACTCCACCTGCATTGGTACTCAAGGAACGAACAAGGGATTTGGAAGTTGAGGCAACCTGCCAATTCCACATTACTCACCTTGATTGGATTGTTCATCAGGATTGGGCAAAAGACTTTGCGGGTGAAGTCAAAGAGCTACATTCAAAAGGAATGGCAGCAGCCAAAAGATTTAAGGAACAACCAAGGCGCATCCCTTGCCCAACTGATGATTGCCGAAAGTTCGTTGTGATTGATGTTGAGAACTTAGAGAAGGGCGTGACCTGTCACGGGTGTAAGAACTCTTGGAGTGTTATCAGATTAATTGCCCTTGCGATGAGCAATCCCAATCGGCGGTTCTATTTAGACATTGAGGCAATTGCCCTATGGCTTGGCATAACGCAACGGGCGGTTTACAAGATCATCAAGGGCAATGCGATACCGCAAAAGGGTAAGTTGTTTGACTTGGCAGCGATTATCAAGATGAGAGATAAAACCAACTAAACTTGACAGTTGGTTCAATTCTATGCCGTACACTATGTGTAACAGGAATCGCTATCTACTCACTACCCTCACCGTTATCCAACAGGTGAGGTTTTTTCATTTACAGGAATGATATGGATACTGATACTGAAACCATTGCAGAGATAGATGAAGCCTTAGCTCACGCGATTGCCTCACGCAAAACAACAATTGATAGCAAGAAACACTTAGTGAATAAGTTTATTGATGACTTACTTGATAGCCGATTGGAGTTAAGCGAATGATTATGATTAGCGTTTCAATCGGTGATGTATGCACCGAAGTAAGCACCGACCAAGCGATTTCATTTGATGCTATTGAAACATTGTTATCACGCGCTTCAACATCATCTCTTAACGCTTATGCGCTTTATACATCAATGCCTGAACCTATTGGTGACTTCGACAGAGATGACGAATAAGACAAAGCGTTGTCGCAATTGTTTAGAGAGTAAAGGCGTAGATGCTTTCCACAATGATAAGCGCACTCCTGATGGTCGCTATGATGTGTGCCGTGATTGTCGCAGTAAGCATCGCAACATTACTGATATTCCGAAAGAAGATTATGAAGCGTTACTACAAGCGCAGAACTATTCGTGCGCTATCTGTGGTGTCAATGCTGAGGAAAGCAAGAACGGATTAGCAGTTGATCACAACCACGCAACAGATCAAGTGCGTGGGCTACTATGTGTTAGATGTAATGTTGGTCTTGGTTATTTCAAAGACAACATCAATAGTTTGAATGAAGCAGTTAATTATTTATTAAAGAACGATGATGCTATCTAGGCCGTGCGTTGATTGCGGTGTTGTTGTTCGAGCTACTCGATGCGTTAATTGTGCGCGAGTGCGTGAACGCAAAAGACCTTCGCGATTAGACCGGGGGTATGATGCAGAATGGCGCAAATTATCTAAGGCCGCCCGTGCCGCCCAACCTTGGTGTTCTATTTGTAAGACCACAAAAGACTTAACCGCTGATCACATCCAACCGTTAGCTGATGGTGGATTAAGCGTTTGGTCAAACATTCAAGTTCTTTGTCGCAAGTGTAATTCACGCAAATCGGACAAATAGCACATAACACCCCCCATACGCGTTACGGGGTACGGGCTAAATCCTCAGCAAGCGTATATGGGATTTACCCCGATGCCCAAGGCGCGCACATTTCCGATGTACGCTTTTAGGGGGGTTTGGTACGATATGTCCGAATTAGAACTGTTTGAGATTTTGCGCAAAAGTTTTTTGCCTGATTTGAAAAAGAGTGCTAAGCAATTTTCGCGCTTTGATTGCGAATCTGAATCAGCCAAACTTCACATTGAACTGAAATGCCGTAGAACTCACTATGACGATTTGTTAATTGAGAAAAACAAGTTTGATGCGCTAGTTGAGCGAGCTGATGAAATCGGCTTTGCTCCTTGCTACATCAACTCAACACCGCAAGGAATCTATGCGTTCAACTTGCATAAGGTTCAAGTCACTTGGGAAAATCACCCAATGCCCGCAACAACAGATTTTGGCAATGCGCAGTTGGTTGAAAAAGCCGTTGGCTTCTTACCAATCGCGCAGGCGGTTCATCTACCGGGGGCGGTGGATTTATGAAAGGGAAAAATGTCAGCAGCAAAACCAACAGAGGTAAAGCGTAGGAACGGAAACCCTGGCAAGCAAAAGCTGCCTGACCTAAAGAATGTGATTGCGTTGCCGCAGATTAAGAATCAGCCGCCAATTCATCTTTCCGAGTCAGGCAAAAAGATTTGGCTTGAGGTGCGCGAACTTGCGCCTTGGGTCGCAACCACCGATGGCAAGTTGCTTGTTGAACTTTGCGAAAAGATGGACAGAAAGTACGCCTTGCAAGCAAAGCTCAATTCAAGTGAGTTCGTGCTTTACACCGACAAAGGCTACGCGTATTCAAACCCGTTGTTCGGAATGTTGAACACGGTTGAGAATGACATCATCAAGATTTTATCTTTGCTTGGTCTAACACCAATTGACCGTAGCAAATTAGGGGTTGCTGAAGTAACAACAAAGGGCAAGTTAGCTCAGTTGTTAGAGCAGCAAAAGTCTAAGTGAGTAATTCTTGGCCCCCTAAATGGCTCACGCCTGTTCCGATTGAAGATCAGGTTCGAGGCGATGGCGAGTTATATTCAAATTTTACCGAGGCAGTTTGCCGAGTAACTAAAGATTCGGTTGGCTCGCCTGCGGGCAAGCTGCTTGTCTTGCGCGATTGGCAAAAGGAATTGTTAAACCACGCCCTTGCCCGCCGCGATGACGGGCGCTTTCGCCACCGCACCGCACTTATTGGGATGTCGCGTAAGTCAGGCAAATCAGCTTTGGGCGCTTCAATGGGCTTGGCAGGTTTGACCTTAGGTGGTCACGGTTCAGAAATTTATTCTTGCGCAGCCGATAAGGAACAGGCGCGAATTGTATTTGGCACCGCCAAGCGAATGATTGAGATGGATGAAGAACTTTCCTCAATGTTCACGCTTTACCGCGATGCGATTGAATTCAAAGATAAGGGTTCGGTTTACCGAGTGCTTTCTGCTGAGGCATATTCCAAAGAAGGTTTGAACCCTTCGCCTCTTGTTATCTTTGATGAAGTTCACGCTCAACCTAGTTGGGAATTGTGGAATGTGCTTTCACTCGCAGGTGGTGCGCGTGAGGATTCTTTACTTCTTGGCATTACAACTGCGGGTGTTAAGTCACAAAGCAACGGTCAAGATTCTCTTTGCTATTCACTCTATCAATATGGTCAGCAAATAGTTAAAGAGGAAAAGAAAGATCAATCATTTTTCTTTGCTTGGTGGGAACCTGAGAAGGTTGAAGCAGATCACCGCATTGAAGAACTTTGGCAGCAATCAAATCCCGGACTCAATGACATCACCGATTTAGATGAGATGCGTTCGGCAGTTTTGCGAACACCTGAAGCTGAGTTTAGAACCAAACGCCTTAATTGTTTTGTGAATACTTCGGTTGCTTGGTTGCCAACAGGTGCTTGGGAAGCGTTAGCCGATGAAGATCGTTACTCTGAAATTGGTGAGGATGTAATTCTTGCCTTTGATGGTGCGTTTTCAAATGACTCCACCGCACTTGTTGCGTGGTTACTTGGCGGTTCAAAGCCACATTTAATGGTTGTCGGTTTATGGGAAAGGCCAGATGATGCCGAACAAGATTGGCACATCCCCGTTGCTGAAGTTGAAGAAACAATCATCAGCACCTTCAGAGATGAAAGATTTAGTGTCCGAGAGATCGTGTTCGACCCCGCCCGTTGGCAGCGAACTTTTATGGTCTTGGATGAGGAAGGGCTACCCGTTGTCAGCTATCCGAACTCTGCTGAACGAATGGTTCCCGCCACGCAAAAATTCTACGAAGCAGTTGTGAACCAATCGTTTACTCACGATGGTAATCCCGCACTTGCTAGACACATTGCAAACTGCGTGACAAAGCAATCATCTCGCGGAGTTATGGTTGCCAAGGCAAGCTCTCGCCGTAAGGTGGATGCTGCCGTTGCTTCAATTTTCGGATATGACCGTGCCACCCAACCGCTTGAACCTGCAAAGCCGGTTGCCAAATTCTTTTCGATTCAGGTTTAGGAGATGAAAATGAAACTCAACAAGATTGATTTCTCACTCATCGTTGAAGTTGTTGGCATCAGCCTTGTTACTTCAGGGCTTGCAATGATTTCTTTGCCTGCCGCATTTATTGTTTTAGGTTCATTTCTAGTATGGATTACAGAAAAGGCTAACTGATGAGTTTATCAAAGCGGTTGAATGGTTCAAGCGATAAGCGAGCAATAAATTCTCAATATGTTGAGCCAATTATTCCTGGCCGCCCACCAAGTCAATCAATGTCGGGTGTTGTTGTAGATGCTGAGTCAGCTATTCGAATGGCAACAGTTTATTCTTGCGTTCGCTTGCTTTGCGATACTGTTTCATCATTACCTGTTGGCGCTTATGTGCGCCGAGGTCGCAACCGCTTGCCTTATGCAGTTGTTTATGGTGAGCAACCTGAATGGGTAGCAAAGCCAAACCCTGAAACTACTCGCCTTGAATTCTATGAGCAGATTGTTTCCTCATTCAAACTTGAGGGCAACGCTTACATTATGACCTTGCGTGATGATATTGGTGACATTCAAGAGCTTTGGGTTCTTGACCCACGCGATGTTCGCATTGAGCGCCCAAATCCAAATGAACCTTTGGTTTATTATGTGAAGGCAAGAGATGCTCAAGGCATCTATGAGCAAAAATTAAGTGGCAAAGATGTTCTCCACATTCCTGAATTTCGTTTGCCAGGTCAGCGTTACGGGCTAAGCCCAATCGCCGCCTGCCGAACCACAATTGGGTCAGCAATGGCTGCCGATACTTATGCTGCTTCATATTTTGGCAATGCTGCCAACCCTGGCGGTGTTATTGAAGTTCCCGGTGATCTAACTGAGGAACAGGCATCAGATATTGGGCGCGATTGGAACATCACTCACACGGGGCCTTATCGTGCGGGCAAGATTGGCATCCTTTCGGGTGGTGCGCAGTTCAAACCGCTACAAATAAACGCCAACGATGCGCAACTTTTGGACACTCGCCGCTTCTCAGTTGAGGAAATTGCCCGCATTTTCCGCGTTCCTCTTAGCCTTTTAGGTCATCCTGTTGCGGGTGCGATGTCATTTGCCTCAGTTGAAGCGCAGAATCTTTCATTTGTTCAACACTCATTACGCCCAATCTTGGAACGAATTGAGCAAGCACTATCAACTTTGTTGCCTGAACCTGATGGTTTCATTCGATTTAACCTTGATGCGCTACTTCGAGGCACAACTCTTGAGCGTTATGATGCCTACACCAAGGGATTGCGTGAAGGTTTCTTGAGCTTAAACGATGTTCGCGCCATTGAAGATTTGTCACCTGTTGAATCAGGCGATCAATATCGTGTGCCGCTACAAAACATTGATGCCGCTGATGCCAAGGATGTTGGTTTGAAGTTGCGAGCAGAAATTGCCTCTAACTTGATTCAAGTTGGCTTTGACCCCAAGGCAGTTACAGATGCAGTTGGTTTACCTGATATGAAACACACAGGTTTGCCTTCATCTCAGCTACAACAGATTTCAAGCATTGACCCTGCCGACCCAAGTTCGGCTTATGAAGTCAATTCACGCGAAGCCCGCAATGGCAATAACTCAATGATTGTTCAAGTTCCTGAACCAACAGTTAATGTTGAAGCGCCAAATGTAACAATTGAGCCTGCAATGGTGATGCTTGAATCCCC